GACTTCGTACCTCGTAAGGGTGTCATGACCCGTTACGCTAAGAAGATGGTTAGACCTGATATGTACGGTCTCGTTATCTGTCAAGATCTTAACGGATAATCTGATTAGATCTTAGCTAACGCAAAGAGCCTCGCCATTCATTTGGCGGGGCTTTTTTGTTTTATGCTGCTTTAACTGTTCCCCGCAACTAATTACTATGATACGATTGTGTCAAGGAGACAAACGAATGGCATACCCAACTTTAGCACCATCAAGCACAACTAGCGTTTCTAGATTGCCAGTCACTGGAAATGTGGATAATGTTAATAGTTCAGATAATCCGCTCCCATATGGGGTATACATCGATCATGCTTCCTCGCATCATGCACTTCAGGGCTTTGTGACCGGGGCAGTAGATCAAGTTTCTTATGTTTATAAAAAACTTGGTGGAGATGTTTTAGATATAGAGATTACCGAGTATCAAGTCTACGCAGCTTATGAAGAAGCTTGTCTTGAGTATTCTTACCTTGTAAATGTTCACCAAGCCAAAAACGTCCTCGGTAGCGTATTAGGAGCAAGCACAGGATCTTTTGATAATGATGGGCAACTTTCTGGCTCTCACTCTTTGAGTGGTTCCAATATAGCTTTAAGATATCCAAAGTACAGCTTTGATTATGCATTGAGAGTTGGAGAAAAAGTTTCTACAGAGGCTGGAATTGGAGGCTCTACTCCCATATACTCAGCTTCTTTTGATGCCATTGTGGACCAACAAGACTATGACTTACAAGAGTTGATATCTGGATCGGCAGCTTTGTCATCTAGCTTTCCTTATTTTGAAAAAGTTGGAGACAAAAGGGTAACCATTAGAAAAGTATACTATAAGACGCCCAATGCAATGTGGAGGTTTTATGGATATTATGGGGGTCTCAATACGGTGGGTAATTTGTCTTACTATGGACAGTATGCCGATGATTCCACATTTGAGGTAATACCAACTTGGCAGAACAAATCTCAAGCCATGGCTTTTGAAGACGCAATATACACAAGAACATCTCATTTCTCTTATGAAATAAAAGATAACAACCTCAGACTATTCCCCAAGCCTTACAGGGGCGGACCGGAACAGTACTGGGTAGAGTTTACAGTAGAGACAGACCCTTGGACAGAAGAGGCAGGGAAGGAAGATGGTGGCAAAGGTGTTAATAATATGAACACGCTTCCATTTGAAAATATTCCATATGACAGCATAAATTCAATTGGCAAGCAATGGATTAGAAGATTCGCCCTAGCATTATCTAAAGAAATGTTGGGATTAGTAAGGAGCAAGTTTGCTACTATACCAATCCCCAATGAAAATGTAACTCTGAATGGTCCATCGCTAGTTAGTGAAGCTAAAGAAGAACAGGGCGCTCTGAGAGAAGAGCTAAAGACTGTTCTTGACGAACTCACGTATGAAAAACTAGCTGAAAAAGATAGCAAT